GTAATGCAGCGCAGCAAACCCGCGGCATGCTCGACCAGGTAAGGGCAGACGTGGCATCCAACACCATCAGCAACAGCACCATCCTGGATCTGTGCGATCTGGCCGGCACATTGGCCAAGGAGCTGGTTAATTGACCCTACAAAAGAAAGAGGCGCTGCGGGTGGATTACGTCCCGATCGGCAAGGTCAAGCCCAGCAAAAACAACACCAGGACGCACAGCCCAGCCCAGATCGACGCCATCCGCAAGAGCATCGAGGCAGTAGGCTGGACCAAGCCGATCATCGTCGACGACAAGTTCGAGATCCTCGCTGGCCACGGCGCCTACATGGCCGCCCAACAATCCGGCATGACCGAGGTGCCCATCATCCAGCGATCAGGCCTGACGAGCGCCATGCGCCGCGCCTACCGCATCGCCGACAACAAGCTGGCCGAGAAGTCGGAATGGGACACCGGCATGCTGGCCGCTGAATTCGCCGACCTGCAGAAGATGGGCTTTGACATGAGCCTGACCGGCTTCGACCAGGCCGACATCGACTTCATGCTCAAGCCACCGCCGACCGACCCGGGCGAACCGCCGGCGCCGGAGCTCACCCAGAACCCCATCAGCAAGAAGGGCGACCTGTGGCTGCTCGGCGACCACCGCATCATCTGCGGCGACAGCACCAAGCGCGAGACATACCAGGCTCTGATGGAAGGACGTAAGGCCCAGCTGATCTTCACCGACCCGCCTTATGGCGTGACCTACAAGGACAAAGGCGGCAGATTCGAAACCATCAAGAACGACGAACTGCGCCGTGGCCAACTCAAGCAGATGCTAGCCGACGCATTCCAAGAGGCCATGCCGCACACGCGAGAAAACGCCGCCTGGTACATTTGGCATGCATCCGTCACTCGTGATGACGTGGCGATTGCCTGCCGTGATGTGGGCCTTATTGAAACAGCGAATGGATACATCATATGGGAGAAGCCACCAGTCATGGGCTGGGGTGACTATAACTCTGCATTTGAGCCGTGCTTCTACCTTCACCGACAAGGAGTCAAGCCGCTGTTCAACGGTGCCGCAACCAACACCACCGTCTGGCGCCTCGAGGGCGCCCAGCAGCCAGGCCAGCCAACCTCGATCGGGAACGGCCTGATCGTGGCCAACGCCAACGGCGAGGAGATATACATCAGCGCCAAGGTGCCGCCAGGCAAGAAGCTGCGCCACCTGATCGTCGACAAGGAAACCCCCCTGCTCCTGCAGTCCAAGACCGATGCCGACGACGTCTGGGCCGTCAGCCGGGACGTAGGCCACGGCAAGGACAACGCATTCCATCCCACCATGAAGCCGGTCGAGCTCGGGCGCCGAGCCTGCAGGAACAGCGCAAACGAGGGCGACATCGTTCTGGACATGTTCGGCGGATCCTGCAGCACCGTTATGGCAGCAGAGCAAACCGGCCGGATCGGGTACGCGATCGAGCTGGATCCGCGGTACGTCGACGCCAGCGTGCGCCGCTGGCAGACCATGACTGGAAAGCAGGCAACCCATGCCAGCGAAAAGAAAACCTTCGAAGCCATCGCCAAAGCGCGCGGCAAAGGCTGAAACGCCAAAGCGAGGCAAGGGCCGACCGGAGTTCAAGCCCACCGCCGAGCAGCGCAACATGGTCCAGGTCATGTCCGGGTACGGCATCCCGCAGGACAAGATCGCCGTCCTGATCATCAACCCGGAAACCGGCGCCGGCATCAGCGAAGTAACCCTCCGCAAGGTCTTCCACACAGAGATCCAGACCGGCCTGGCCCAAGCCCAGGTCAAGGTGGTCGGCGCCTTGTTCAAGAACGCCACCGAGAAAGAGAACGTCATCGCCCAGATATTCCTTGCCAAGGCCCGCTATGGGTACCGGGACCGCGACAGCGTCAAGGTCGATATGACGGTCAAGGAGAAGGACGGCGACGAGAACAGCAAGATCGAGCAGGCCCGCCGGGTGGCCTTCGTCCTGGCGCTTGGCGCCCGAGCAGCCAAAGCAGCCAAGGCGCTCTTGTAAAACCCCCTGCCGGGTGCTACCCTAATGGTAAGGAGAAGGGTCAGAATGGGGTATTGCCATGGCAAAAGGTACCGGCCTTCCACCGAACACGATTCTCGCTGCGCCTGACTTCGTCCAGCACGTGTCGCTGGCCTCGAGCGTGGGCCAGGCCTTCGATGTACCGGCCGGCATGGGCATCGTCAACTTCTCATTCCGCGGCGACTTCTCCGTGCGCTACGGCTCGACCGCCGCGGCAAACGTGACCACCTCGTCGACAGCCGCCACAGGCTCCGAGATCAACCCCACCATCCGCGACCTCAGATCGACCGCTGGCACCACTGGAATCTCGGTCATCGCCGACCAGGCCATCCTGGGCACCCTGAGCTGGTACAAGCCGGCATGATCTACCAGAGGACACGCGGCAGGATAGGTGGCCGCGTGATGAGCGGCCTGAACGGCCAGCACAGTGGCCGCGCCGGCATGTTGAGCGGGGTGGCAGCAGCCATAGCCGGCATGACGCTGAACTGGGCATCATCCCCAGGAAACCTGATTCCGCCAGGTTTCAGCCTGACGCGAACCGGAGGAGGGGCAACCTACTACGACTCCACCGGAACGCTGCAAACAGCGGCAGCTGATACAGCGCGCGGAACCTACATCTACAACGGCAGCGCGTGGGTGTTCGATGGCACGATGATCGAGGCGGCGGCGACGAATACGTGCCTGCAATCGGAAGATTTAACGACTACGTGGACGGTTGGGGCCGGAGTATCAGTCACGGCAAACGCCTACACCGCACCGACAGGCGCGGCAACGATGGACAGGATTAACGCAAGCGCTGGAAATACGCAGCATTACTTGCAGATTCCAGCGGGCGTTGTAATCAGTGCGGGCACAGCCGCGTTTAGTTTCTACTTCAAATACGACAATCTCCAGTACGTCGGTCTTGGGATGAATGACGGAACAACGTCGGTTATTTCGATGTTTGATGTACTGAACGGAACTGCGGGAACGCCCGCGTATTTTGCGGGAAGTGGAACGGCATCAACCAGAATCACCAGCATTGGCGGGGGGGTGTTCAGAGCCGAACTGACTTCCACAATGACAGGCAGTGCAGCAAGTACGTTGTACGTGATTATGGGAAATTCGATCACAGCCGGGATTCCAACATGGAACGCAACCGGAAACGAGAAGGTTGGAGCATGGGGGGGGCAAGTTGAAACCGGCAACGGCGCAACCAGCTACATCGCAACCACGACCACCGCACAAGGACGCAACGCCGACATAGTAACCGCCCCGACTTCCGGCCTGCTGGTCAATGGGCAGGGGTTTGCGGCGATAGGTGGAAGAATCATTGCACAGAACGGCTCGGGACCGTGGGCAATGCTTGCCTGCGCTGCGGGGGAAGGTTGGCCGCTGTATTTTGCAAACTCAACTTTGCCCTCTCGCTTGGCTCTGTACGATGGAACTAGCATTATTAATTTTGGCGCGTCCACTCAGATTCCAGCCGCTGGAACTGCATTCAAGGCTGCTACAACATGGTCTGGAATCGTGGCGTCTGGAGCGTTAAACGGTACTGTTGGCTCTCCTTCATCGGCTTTTGATTCAAGTTTGGGTTTAGGAACAACCATAAGAATTGGCGATGTTCCAGCCGGAGGATTTCGAATCTCAATGGTTCTCCAATCAATGAGGCTTGGGGTGCAGGCCGTCAACAATAGCCGCCTTGCGAACCCGTTCGCGTAGATGTAGACTTCGGGCTGGAACCTGGCAGGCCGCCGCGACAGCCGGGATAAGAGGATGAGGAAATCGCGTTTTGCCACGGCCTAGTGCCGGACACCTTCAAGGAGCCTCATCATGGCAGCTGCTGCAAACGTAAACAACGCCCCCCTGTACCGCTCGCGCGCGCGCACCACCATCTACGGCGACCGCCTGGCGCTCGACGATGACGGCGCCCTGATCGGCCCGTTCGCACTCAAGCTGGGCCTGACCACCCTGGGCACCACTGTCCAGCAGATCCCGGCACATGGCCTGACCGTGCTTAACGCCGCCGCGGCAAGCACCTACCTGCTCGACCCGCCCATGGTTGGCGTCGAGAAGGTCCTGATGCAGAGCTCGATCGGCACCAGCCACAACATCATCACCGGCACCAGCCTGATCAAGATCATCAGCACCTTCGGCTCGACCCAGCAACGGGTCTGCCTGCAGTCGTCCGGCGACTTTATCCGCCTGATGGGTGTGAGCACCGGCCAGTGGGCTGTGATCGGGCTGACGGCCGGATGCTGCCTGACGACCTGACCTTCAACCACTCCTGAGGAGG